CGCGCCGTCCTTGGGGTCCTTCACCACCCCCTGGAGGCCGTTCAGGAGATGATACTCGAAGGTCCCCTCGGCATCGGTGCGCAGGCGGCCGAGCTTGCGCGCGACCTCGCTCTGCACCTGCTGGGTGGCGCTTTCCGACCCGAAATCGCGGATGCCCTGAATCTCCGAGGCCCAGAGCACGTCCTGCTTCTTGAACTGGCGGCAGACGAAGGCCCGCATGTCGCGGCGCTCGGGCACCTGGCTCTCATGGGCCGAGCCGCGCTCGGAGAACGGGATCAGCGACAGCGTGCCGTCGCGGCTCTCGATCACCACGGTGCGCGCCCGCACGCCGCGGGGCGAGAAGAGGCCCGCGCCCGACAGGATCGCGGGCTTGAACGGGATGTTCTCCAGCGCCCGGGTCAGCTCAACGATGGTGAAGGCATCGCCTTCGAAGATGTCCATGGTGGCCATGTGCGTGCCTCCTTCAGGGTTGGGTCAGCGGACGAGGATGCCGACGGCGAGCAGCGCGGCATGGGCCGCGGCGATTTCGGGATCCGTGGGGGTTCCCGCGAAGACGAGATCGTGACGGTTGACGATGGCCGGGCCGCGGATCAGCGCGACGGCGGGCACGTCGCCGCCGGTGGCGTCGGTCTTGCCCCAGATGACGGCGACGGCGGTCTCGGTGCCATCGACGGCGGCGGGATCGTGCGCGGCGTATTTGCCCGACGCGGTGATCCGGCCGAGCACCGTGCCGGGCTCGAGCGTGCCGCTGGCGACGGTGATGGTCTCGCGGGTGTAGTCGCGGGATGCCTCCCAGACGAGGAAGCCGCCGGGATGGGTGGTCTCGGTGAGCGTGGTCATTGGGGATCATCCTTTCGGGCGGAAGGTGCGGGCGACGATCTCGCCCCAGGGACGGGCGGTCGTGGTCCGGCCCGGTTGCGCGTGGTGCGCGGCGATCTCGGGCTCGGCTTCGGCCCTGGCGGCGAGGAGCGCGGCGCGGACCGCGTCGAGGCTGGCGTCCTCCTCGAGGAACCGGCCGGCCATCTGCGGCTGGCCGGCGAGGCGGCACAGATCGACCACGGCGCGGGCATGGGCGATGGCTGTCGCGCGGATGCCGGCCGCGTCCAGAGACGCTGCGTCATCCGCGGGCGGATCGGGATCGCGCGTGTCCGTGGCATCGAGGTCCGACACTCCGGCGCCTTCGCCCGGGGCCTCGTCAGCTTCGACGTCAGCATCGTCATCCTCGACGTCCGCGGCCTCCTCCGCCACGGCCTCGACCAGCGCCGGTGGCGCGTTGCGGAACCGGCCGATGTCGAACTGCGCCGCGATCCGCACCGGCTCCGCCAGCCGGTCGGCGAAGCCGAGGGCCAGCGCATCCTGCGCGTCGAGCCAGGTCTCGGCGGCCATCAGGGCGGCGATCTCGTCCGCAGGCCGGCCGGATTTCGCGGCATAGCCTGCGGCGAGGCTGTCACCCACCTTGTCCAGCGCCTCGGCCATGGCGCGCATGTCGGCGGCCGTGCCCATCACGATGCCCGCGGGGTCGTGGATCATCAGGAAGGCGTTCTCCGGCATGACGATCTCGTCGCCCGCCATCGCCACGTAGGACGCGGCCGAGGCGGCGATGCCGTCGATCCAGACCGTGACCGTGCCTGCGTGGCGCCTGATCGCGTTGTGGATCGCCACCGCGTCGAAGACCGACCCGCCCGGGCTGTTGAGCCTGAGATCGATCGGCGTCCCTTCGGGCAGCGCGCCAAGCTCGGCCAGGAACCCCTTGGCCGAGACGCCATGGGCGCCGATCTCGTCATAGATCACCACTTCCGCGCCGGCCTTCACTGTATCGGGCTCCCGGGCGCGGATCGCATACCAGCTTGCCATGGCTCATCACTCCTGTTCGGTGTCGCTGCCGGGCTCCGGCCGCCTTGAAGGGGTCGCGCGCGCACCTTGTGTCTCGCCCGGGCTGGTGCGGTAGCGCAGGCCAAGGGCCGCCACCCGCGCGGCGTCGGCCGCGTTCTCGCGGTCCACTTCCTCGACGTCATAGCCGGTGGCTTCGACGACCTTGCGGCGCGAGGTGATGCCGGCCTCCATCGCCAGCACCTGCGCCTGGATATCCTTCAGGGGATCGACCCACTCCCAGCGGGGCGGGATCCACTGCACCGCCCGGTAGCGGCCCGGGGCTGACGAATAGCCCGGCAGATCCAGCGCATCAGCCAGAACCGCCGTCTCCAGCCACCGCGCCCAGACCGGGCGGCAGAGCTGATGCGCGATCACCCCGTGCTGCAGCTGTTCGACCCGGCGGCGGAACTCGACCAGTTCGGCGCGCAAGGACGAATAGTTCGCCTGCCGCACATCGCCGGTCACCAGGTGATAGGGCAGCCCGACCGAGGCCGCGATCGACAAGAGCGTCCGGTACTGGAACGCCTCGTAGCCGCCGCCCACGTCCGCCGGGCTCGAGAATTTCACATCCTCGCCTGGCAGCAGCACCTGCATGGTGCCGGGCTCGAGGCTGGCGATGGCCGCGCCGTCGGGATCGGCTTCTGCCTCGCCCATCAGCGGCTCTTCCGGCGCGGTCTTGGTGATGAAGCCCGCGAACATCGCCGCGGTCTTCTTCCGGTCCAGCTCGGCGTCGTCGTACTGGTCGAGCAGAAAGAGCCGCACCATCGCGGGGGCGATATGCGGCAGGCCCCGGATCTGGCCCGCGTCGATCGGGCGATAGACGTGCAGCACATCCGCGGCCGCCACGCGCACCGTCTCCGGGATCGCATTGCCCATGACCGGGCCGCCCTGGTCGGTGCTGTCACCCGGATGGCGGCGGCGGAAGTGATAGGCCACGCGCCGCCCGATGCCGTCGAACTCGATGCCGCAGCGGATGCGGTTTCCGTTCGCCGCCGCCTCCGTCTTCTCGAACGGCAGCATTTCCGACTGCAGGAGCTGCAGCTGTAGCGGGACCACCAGCCCATCCTCAGCCCGGCGCGGGCGCAGCCGCACGAAGCACTCGCCGGCCACGAACATCTCCCGCGCCACCATGGCCTGCAGGCCGTAGAAGTCGGTCAGCCCGTCGGCATCGGCCTCGTCGGTCCAGGCAAGCCAGAGCCGCTGCACGCGGTCGCGGACCGGCCCATCCTCGATCAGCGAGGAGGGCTTGATGCCGTCGCCCACGAGGTTGGCAGCGAAGGCCTCGCAGGCATTGGCGGCGTAGCCGTTGGTGACGACGAGTTCCCGCGACCGCGCCAGCAGCCGCGGTCCGCCCGAGGCGACCAGCGCGTTGATGTTCTCCAGGGGCGGGTTCCAGCCCCGCAGCCGGCGCCTGGCCATCGCGCCTTCGAGCCGGGCGCGCATCGCGGACGGACCGCCCGTGTTCCGGCGGCGAAACAGATCCAGAAGGCCCATCGTGTCAGAGGCCCTTCGCCGTCGTCACCCGGACCTGCCGCACGATCCGCCGCCCCTCGGCCGCCGCGATCTCGCGGTCGAGCGCCTCGATGGCCCGGTCGATCTCGGCCACGCTGCGGTAATCCACGGTCTTGCCGTCGTAGCTGACCCGCGCCACGCCGGAGGACCGCTGCGCGGCCAGCGCCTCGCGCCGGGCGCGCAGTTCCGCAGGCGTGGACATGAACTCACCTCATGTAGCTGGAGCGCACGGTCCGGCGTCGGGGTGCGGTTCGGGCCGGACGGGACGCTGCGTTCGCGGATCCACCGTCGGTTCCGATCACGGCGGACACGGCGAACTGCCCTTCGAGTTCGGCCCAGCGCGCCTCCGGCCAGCGATCCGCGCCCGCGATCCAGGCGGCGGCGCGGGCGTAGACGCGGGTGTCGAGCGCCTCGTTGCGCTCGCGCAGCTTCTGCCATTCGAGCCGGGCGAAGCCGCGTTTCGTGCGCACCGTAACCAGCTGCTCGGCGGTCAGCTGCTTCAGCCATTCGCCATCGGCCCAGCCGGGCAGATGGATCGTGCCGGGCGGGCATTTGGCGGCGTCGGCGTTCGGCGGACTTTCGCCGCCCCACCGGGGCGACGGTTCCGCCTCACCCTGCCGCAGGAACCGGTAGGTCTCGGCCT